TTGAAGAAGCCGATATAATCATCAATGAGGAGTATAATAAGATAGCCAAAGAGGTTTTAGACACATTTGGTGAAATGCCTATTCCTAAAAAGTTTAAGAGCCTTACAGAAGTAGATTTACAGACAATCAATGCACTAAAGACACAATCATTTAGTGGTTTTGAAGATATTGCAGAAAGATTTTCTAAAGTTATCAATGATGAAATATACCAAAGCACAATAGCGGGTAGACCTTTTGAAGATATGGTTAGTAATATCAAATCTCATATAAATGGTGTTTATAAAACCTCAAACACTGCGGAAATAAATGAATTAGTTGATTTTATTAATGAAAATAAATTTGATAGCACTAAAAAAGCACAAGTAGAAGATGCAGTTAGAAAGTTACACACACAATATGCTTCCGATAGGGCGGGAAACAACCTTAGACGTTATGCAAGTCAAATAGCACATGATTCAGTAATGCAGTTTCATGGTCAGTTTACAGTAGCAAAAGCAAAAGAAGCGGGATTAACACATTTTACATATACAGGCACATTAGTTCGAGATAGTAGACCATTTTGCCAAGAAATGCTTAACAGGACACTAACAGAAGAACAAATAAGGGATATGTGGAACAATAGAGCATGGCAAGGCAAATCAACAGGTGACCCATTTATAGTAAGGGGTGGTTATAGGTGTAGACACACTTGGATACCTACAGACCCAGCATGGGGAGAGGAAACAGTAGATGAACTGCCTACAGAAGAAGAATTGCCACCACCAACACCACCTAGAGGTACAGTTTCAGATGTTTCTATAGGATTTTTATTAGACAAGGGATTAAAAAGAAAGCCAAGTAAAGCAAGAATAAAAGCCTATGATGAAGATTTTAATTCACAATTGACAGATCAACAAAAAATTATAGTCGAAAAACTTAGAAAACCTAATACAGTTAGAAATACTAAAAGCGGTTATTATGTAACATCTACAGGTCAATTAAATGCTCAATTAAATGCACAAAATGGTAGGTTTACCCCAGTAAAAAGTTATGTAATTTCTCACGAATATGGGCATCATATTGATTGGGTTGCGGGTGGTAAGGGTGAATTTTGGTCATTTAGAAGCAAAAATTTTAATGATGCAATAAAGAAAGATAAAGAAAATTTCAAAGGTAAATATGTTGGTAATGAATATCAAATAGATGAATTAGAATATAAAAAAATGTTTAATAAACTTGCTTTTACAGAAGAAAGAAAAATATATTCACAAAAAAACCCAGAATTATTAATAAGTTTTGATGAAGCAACAACATTAAAAGGTGATGGATTTGGGGAAGTTTCAGATATATTTGATGCCTTAACAAAAGGTAAATTTAGAAGGAATTATAAAATGTGGGGTCATACTGTTGAATATTGGAACAAGTATAAAGACTCTGTGCCAACAGAAATATTTGCAAACTTATTTGCAATTAGACATGACAAAAAAGCATATGGAATAGCTAAAGGTTTTATTCCAAATACAGTAAAAGAATTTGAAAATTTTTTAAATCAAGTAGAGAACTTAAAATTATGAGGTAAAAATGGCATTAACTACAAAAGAAAGAAGGCAAAAACTTTTAGAAGTAAGAAGTGGGAAAGAATTCCATGATTTATATGTTGAGGTTTTTGGCACAGAATACCCAGAAACAATTACTAGAGACCCAAATGACGATATAGAAAACATGGCACAAGCAATTTATGATAATATACCAGTTCAAGAAGTGGTATTGCCAAAAGGTGCAAAAATCTGATATAAGAATATTACCAATATGGAGGTTTAAATGGAAGAAAATCAAGTAGAACAAACTACTGAAACAAAAGAAGAAGAAGCACCACAGGTACAAGAAACACCACAAGCACAAACATTTACCCAAGATGAAGTTAATAATATTGTTGAAAGACGATTAGCTAAAGAACGAGGTTCAATGTATAAAAAATTAGGTGTAGATGACATAGACGTAGCTATAAATGCTGTAAAGACACAGAAAGAAGCAGAAGAAAAGCAACGTATTCAAAAGGGTGAGTTTGAGGAAATACTTAAAGCAAGAACCCAAGAATTTACAAAAGAGAAATCAGAATTAGAAAATCAACTTAGAGATATTAAGATAAATAAATCATTATTATCGTCCGCTTCTAAAAATAAAGCAATAAATCCAGATCAAGTTGTTGAACTTTTAAAAAATGATATTAAGCTAAATGAAAGTGGTAATGTTGAAATTCTTGATAAGAATGGAATTGCCAGATATAATAAACAGGGGGAACTTTTGACTACAGATGAATTAGTTCAAGAGTTCTTAACACAAAACCCGCACTTTGTTTCAGCAACCCCAAGTGGTTCTGGTTCAGTGTCAAATGTGGATAGGCAAGAACTCAATAAGCCTTTTAATTTGAGTGAGTTAAATTTTAATAACCCAGAGGACAAGAAAAAGTATGCTGAATATAGAAAGCATAGGGATTCAAAGCCAAGAGTTATTAATGCAAACCCATAACTTGTTTTATTTATAGGAGAAATTAAATGGCAAATGAAACAACCAGTTCTACCATTTCGGAACTCTACACCGAAATAGTAGCAGAAGCGTTATTTGTTGCTAGTGAGCAATCAATAATGAGAAACTTAGTTAGAAACTACACTATTGCTGGTGGTGGTAAGTCAGTAGAAGTACCGATTTATGCAACAGTATCAGCGGGTGCAGTTTCAGAAGCATCAGATTTATCTAATACAGCGGTCAATCCAACATCTGTAACTATCACAGCATCAGAAGTTGGTATTATGACTACACTAACAGATTTAGCAAGAAACTCAGCGGGTAGAAACGTAGCTGGTGATATTGGTAGATTATTTGGCG